TAACGGCGAAGGCGAAGCGCAGGAAGCGAGAGAGAAAACGGAGAAGGAAGTAAATTATACTATTTACGAAAATTTAATTAAACTAGCTTTAAACGATGAATGCTAAACAAATGCGCGAAAAGCGCGCAGCTCTTAACGAGCAACTAAAAGGAATGGTAGCGGCTGCTAAAGCAGAGGCACGCGAGCTTACCAAAGAGGAAAATGTAAAATTCGATGCAATTTACGCAGAACAAGAAGAACTACGCGACAATGTAAAGCGCGTAGAGAACTTGGAGAACTTAACTAAAGAACTAGCTTCTAAAGCTGACGAGGTACGCGAAAGCGCAGCACCTGCTAAAGTAGAAGCTCGCGAAGCTTTTAACGCTTACTTACGTAAGGGTATTAACGGCCTAAACGCTGGAGAGGCTAGAGCTATTCAAGAGCTACGTACTGGCGCAGATAACGCGCAAGTAACTACTACCGACAGCTTAGGGGGTTTCTTAGTACCGGAAAACTGGAGCGACTTTATAAGCGCTACGGAGTTATTTAAGTCGGATATCGAGCAAGTAGCTACTGTTTTGCGTACGGCTAACGGTCAGCCTTTCAACTTGCCGGGTAACAACGATACAAGCTTTAGCGCTTCTATCTTGGGAGAGGCTACCGCAGCTACTCGCGAGGATATGACGTTTACTAACATTAAATTTGAGCCTTATACTTACGGCTCCGGATTGGTGCAGGTTTCTAACCAGTTAATGAGCGACGCAGCTTTTGACCTTTCTAACTTTATCGGCGGCCAATTAGCTAACCGTCTTAAGAGAGGTATTAACGCGCACTTAACTACTGGGGACGCTTCTAGCAAACCTCAAGGTATTGTAACTGGCTCTAGCGCGGGTAAGACTGCTGCTTCAGCTACTGCTGTTACTATTAGCGAAGTTATGGACCTTTTCTATAGTGTAGACGCTTCTTACCGTAACGCTCCAGGCGCTGGGTTTATGATGAACTCAAGCACAGCTAAAGCTATACGCGTTTTAGGTTTTGGCTCTAGTAATGACTTCCCAGCGTACGTACCTTCAATGGAAGCAGGCGCTCCCGATATGTTATTCGGTAAGCCAGTCTACATTAACGAGGATATGGATAGTATAGCAGGTAACAAGAAAACTATTATTTTCGGGGACCTTAAGCAGTACTACGTACACGAAGCTGGCGGCGTACAGATTTTAAGACTTACAGAACGGTTCGCTGACTCCCTCTCAACGGGCTTCATCGGCTACCGTAGAGTTGACGGAAACGTAGTACAGTCTAGCGCTATTAAGCACTTAATACAAGCTTAATGAAGGTTATATTTAACCAAGCTATAGCAGGGGCAGACTTCTACTACGCCAAAGGCCAAGTAGAAGAGCTGCCCGCTGCGGTAGCTCAAGAGTATTTAAACGCTGGATTTTGCTCTATAGTAGAAGAAAAGAAAGCGGCTAAAGCTGAAAGAGCAGTAAGTAAAAAAGCACCTAAAAGAAATACCCGAGCTAAATAATGAGTTTTAGTATAATTACCCCAGCAAGTTTAAAAGCTTTAACGGTACAAGAAGTTAAAGACTATTTACGCGTAGACTCTAGCGACGAGGATACTCTACTAGGGGTACTTATAGACGCGGCTACGCAAATAGGCGAGCACTATTTAGGAAGGTTTCTTTTAACTACCGTTATAGAAGAGTTTTACGATTTTTTCCCCGTATATAAAACGGGCGTAAACCCTTTTAGAGGCGATAAAAATATAGTATATTTAAGCAGAGGGCCAGTACAAAGTATAGCTCACGTTAAATATATAGACGGTAACGGAAGCGAGCAAACAGTAAGCGCTAGCGATTATAATACGGACCTAGTTAGCGAGCCTGCGCGTATAATGCCGGAAGAAGGCTGGCAGGCTACAAAGGATACGGTAAACGCTGTTATAGTGCGTTATACTTGCGGATATACTCAAGCTAGCGATGTCCCAGCTAATATAAAAGTAGCTTTACTTTTGATTATTAGCGAAATGTACGAGAAGCGAGTAGACAGCGTACACCGTTTACCAACGGCTAGCGAGCACTTACTTAACCCTTATAGAGTTTTCCGCTTTGATTAATCCCGGTAAGTTAGATAGACGTATAACACTACAAAACCCGAGCAGCTCAAAAGATGCCTTCGGAGAAGCTGTAAGAACGTATAGCACTTTAGCTACGGTTTGGGCTATGATAGAATACCGAGGGGTACCCAAAGAGGACGAAGAGAGCGAAAAGCTAACGAGCTCTAATAAAGTAAGGTTTACTATTAGATACCGAAGCGACGTAACAGCTAAGACTAAAATAAGCTATAATAGTAAAAGCTACGAAGTAGAAGGCGTTAGCGAAATGGGCAGGGACCGTTATACTATTTTAGATACAATACTTCGCGACTGATGGCTAACTTTACTACAGTAATAACTAAAAGCGGCCGAGGTTTTAACGCAGAAAAAGAAGGCGTTTTTTTTGAAGTAGAAGGCTTAGAAAAGGCACTAAAAAAATTAAAAAGGTTACAAGAGATAGACCGTAAAAAAGCGCGCCAGTTTAAAGCGGCTATAAAAAAAGCTGCTAATCCTTTAGTACAAGGCGTAAAAGACTCTATAGAGAGCGATAGCGGCAGCTTAAAAAAATCTATAGCCTTCATACCTTCTAAAAAGAAAGGGGCCCTTTTGGGTTATGTAGGGGCTAGGTTTGGTAAAAGAGCTCGTAAGACCTTCGACGGTTTTTACGCAGCTATAGTAAACTACGGACTCCCTAGAGGTAAAAGTAAAACGGAGCCCACTAAAAGAGATAACGTAAACTACGTTACTAGAGGCTGGAAAAAAGCAGGCGCACAAACGAAAGCGCTTTTATTAATTGAGGTACAAAAAATACTAAAAAAGAGCTTATTCGAGCTTAGTAGATAATGAATGAAGGAAAAGCTATATATAGTATACTTGCTGAAAATTCCGGAGTTTCTACGGTAGTAGGTACTAGAATATACCCGCAGATAGCAGAGCAGGGCGCAGCCTTTCCCTTTATAGTATACGTACTTAAAGATATAGAGCCGAGCGATACTAAAAGCGGTGCCAGTACTTTAGATGAAATACGCTACGATATAGTAGCGGCAGCAGAAACCTACGCCGCACTAGCTAGCCTTACGGAAAGAATACGGCTAGCTTTGGACCGCTTTAGCGGGACGGTTAGCGGTATAGTAGTAGATAGCATACAGTTTACGGACTTGGACGTAACAAAAGAGCCCGATACTGAAACTTACTTAAGTAGTAGCGAGTTTGTAGTAAGAATAAAACGCACAATTTAAAAGCGTAAAATATGAAAATAACACTAATAAAAAAGGTTACACTACCACACGGCAAAAAGCTAGATAAAGGCGTAACTTTAAGCGTAGTAAACGAATACGGCCGCGAGCTTATAGAAGCTGGCAAGGCTGTAGAATTTGGGGCCGAGGTGCCAGCCGAGGAAACCCCTAAAGTAATAGAAGTAAAAACAAATAAAGACTAAAAAAAATGGCAACTAGTGGAATAATGAACGGTACGCTAATAGGCGTATATGTAGGAGGTACTTTAATATCGCACGCTACCGAGGGCTCTATATCTTTAAATATGGATACTAGAGACAGCACAACAAAGGACGCAGCAGGACAAAGAGCTTTACTAGAAGGAGTAAAAAGCGGTACTATTTCAGTAAGCGCACTTTACGCAGACGATGCAGCGGCAGGAGTAGATGAGCTTATGGCGGCTTGGGCTGCTAGAACTACTGTAACGGTTAAATTTTCTACCGAAGTATCCGGAGATAGCTTTTGGAGCGCGGCAGCTTTTGTAACCTCTTTAGAAGTTAATGCTGCTATGGAAGATAACGCTAGCTACGCGGCTACGTTTGAGCTAAGCGGTGCTATAACTTACGGTACAGTATCTTAATAATAATTAAACACACTTAAAGCAAATGGTAAAGAAAATAAAAATAGCAGGCGAAGAGAGGCCCGTAAAGTTTGGATTTGCTGCCCTTATGCAATTTACGGACGCTACCGGGTACACGTTAGCTCAGCTAGATACGTTAGGCGATAGTTTAACACTAAGCCAAGCTATAGAGCTAGTTAGAGCTGGATTAAAGCAGGGCGCTAGAGTAGAAGGCGAAAAATTCAACGCTACACCCGAAGAGGTGGCCGACTGGCTAGACGATAGCCCCGGAGCTTTAGAGGAAGTTTTAGAAGTATTTACCAATAGCTTTACACCTGAAAAAAAGTAGACGGGGCTAGGGGCCAAAAAGGCCCCGAAGCCCCGCTTACTTTTGACCGCTGCGAACAGATAGCTTTAGGATTATTAAGCTATAATTACAGCGAGTATTTAGAATTAACCCCGCGCAGCCTTAATAATGCAGTAGCGGGCTTTAGTGAAAAAAAAGAGGCCACTAGCCGCGAACTTTGGGAAGTAATGCGAAGCCAAACCGCTACGCTAGTAAATGTACACCTACCCAAAGGCAAAAGAGTAAAACCTAAGGAGCTCTATAAATTTCCTTGGGACAATAAACAAAAAGCAGGGCCTAAACTAACTAATAAAGAAGCTAAAGAAATACTAGCTAAATGGCAGTAAAGAGTAATATAAGTACCAATATAGCTATAGGCGCAAACTTAAGCGGGCTTACTAGAGGGTTAAAAATAGCTTCTAGTAAAATGCGCCGCTTCGGAAATCAAGCCAAAAGCATAGGCAGCACACTATCGCGCGGTATATCTTTACCGCTTGCAGCATTAGGCGCCATATCCGTAAAAACTTTCTCGGAATTTGAGGCGGAAATGAGCAAAGTAAAAGCCGTTTCCGGTGCTACTGAAGCTCAATTCAAAAAGCTAGAAACGCAAGCCAAAGCGCTAGGCGCTAGCACTACCTTTACAGCTTCAGAGGTAGCAGGATTACAGAGCGAATTTGCAAAGCTCGGTTTTACTGCTGATGAAATAGACAAGGTAACTGAAAGTACTCTATTTTTAGCGCAAGCTGGGGGTACTGAGTTAGCGAGAGCCGCAGAAGTAGCGGGCGCTACTTTACGAGCCTTTGGCTTAGATGCTGAAGAAACGGGGCGCGTTACTGACGTAATGGCCTCTAGCTTCGCTAGCAGCTCTTTAGATATGGAGAGCTTCGCGGAAGCTATGAAAACCGTAGCGCCTATAGCCAACGCTACTGGGGTAACTTTAGAAGAGGCTAGCGGTATGCTAGGGGCTTTAGCCAATAACGGTGTTAAAGGCTCTATAGCGGGTACAGCTCTAAAGAAAATACTTAGCGAGCTGCACCAAGAGGGCAAGCCATTAACTAAAACTATACAAGAGCTAAGCGACAAAAATATAACCCTATCCGAAGCAGAGGAACTAGTAGGAGAAAGGGCTAAAGGTGCTTTACTAATTTTAGCAGAGCAAAAAGGAACGGTAGACGAGCTTACCGAAACCTTTATAAATGCAGACGGCGCGGCCCAAGGTATGGCCGAGACTATGATGAATAACACCGCCGGAGCGTTTAAGATTTTACAAAGTACTACCGAGGGCGCTCTTATTGAAATAGGGGAAGCCATAACCGAAAACGAAGTTTTTAAAGCTGTTTTAGAAAAACTTACTGTAACTATAAGTAAGATTACTAAGCATATTACGGGAATGACCGACGCGCAGCAGTTTAACACCGTTATACTAGCTGGCTTACTTGCTTTAGTACCTTTAGTAATTACCGCTATAGGGAGCCTTAGTTTAGCCTTCGGCTCACTTACGGCGGCTATGGGTCCAGTAGGAATAGCAGTAGGAGCTGTAGTACTAGCTTATCAAGCTTTAAAGAAAGAGGTAACGGAAAGCGAAGAGGTTATAAAAGACGCTTTAGATAGTGATAGTTTTGTAGAGGCTCAAGAGAAACTAAAACAGCGCTTACAAGAAGTAAACGAACAGTTAAAACTTCGTAAAGAAGCTTTAGAACGTGCTACGAATATACGAGCTAAAGACGCGCAGCAAGCGGCAGTAAATGAGCTAGAAGAGGAACGTATAAAATTACTAGAAACTTTAAAGGGTCTACAAGATGAGAACACCGAAAGCCTAAAGCTTTACGAGCAGGCTATGAATGAATACGCTGAAGAGCAGCGTAAAGCTAGAGAGGAAACGCAAAAATATAACGAGACTCTTACTATTTTAACTAGTAGTATAGATAGGCTACAAGGAGTACAACTAAAAGCTAAAGATAGCTTACATAGATTAGGCCAAAAATTTGTAGAAAACTCACAAAAAGCGCTAAACTTTACAGCAACAACTAGCGAAGGATTGCAGCAGTCTATAGACCTAACTAGCGGGCTAGCTTTAGAATTTAGTGAAAACTTAGGTAATGCTATAGCAGGCGCAATAGTAAACGGTGATAATTTCGCAGAAAGTTTTATAACGGCGTTAAAAGCTATGGCAGCGCAGCTAATAGCTACGATAGCTTTAGTAGCTGTACTAGCTGCTTTATTAATTATAGCAACTGGGGGGTTATCAGGTCTTAGCTTTAAGGGGTTACTGTCAGCTATGAAGATAGTATCTAAAAGCACCGGTATTACTATACCCTTCCTAGCCGAGGGCGGTATAGTTACTAGCCCTACTTTAGCTATGATAGGGGAAGGCGGCGAAAGCGAGGCAGTTATACCACTAAGCAAGCTACCACAAATAGCAGGCGCTAACGGCGGAGCTGTAGAGGTATTCGGTAGAATAAGCGGCGAAGATATACTTTTAAGCTCGGAAAGGTCCAGCAAGAGAAGAACGCGTTTTAGAGGTTTTTAAATGGGGGTAAGATTAACAAGCGAATTTAAAAGCACTACTGATAAGCTTTACGAGATACAAATACTAGACGATGAGTATAGCGGAACTGTTAGCAGCTTCGAGGTTTCTAGTAACGGTTTTACTATAGATTACTCCGGAGAAACTGAAAACATATATAGCCCTATCATTGGCTCTAAATGCTCTATAAGCGCTTATAATAATAGTAGCGCCTTCGATAGTTTTATAACGGACCTTATAGCAAGGCAAGAAGAGCGCTTTACTATAAAAATTATAGAGTATAGTAATGCTACAGCTACTAGCGCAGCGGCAGACTTTGCTACTAGGGTTACGGCTGACGGCGGGACGTTTGAAGATAAACCCTGCCTTATAGCAGATATAGAAGCTCTAGGGGGCACAGCTTCTCTACTTTGGGCGGGCCGTATAGCACAAGACTTAATAACCGAGCTAGACGAGGCTAAGCCCCGTTTATTCGATATAGTCGCTACTGACGGAATGGACAAGCTAAAAAATATAGAGGCAGGGGAAGGCTTTAATACGATTACTAATATATTCGGGGGGGCTATATTAAACGCTTACAATACTAATATATTTGCAGCAGACGACGCAGCTCTTAAAGTGGTTTGTAATTGGTTCAGCCAGCAGCACACTTATAGCGCTAGCTCTCAGCCTTTAGAAACTACGGTAATAGATAGAGATACTTTCCACACTATTAACGACGACGGCAGTCTAGACAAAACGTCTATGTTCGAGCTTATGGAGAGCGTTTGTAAAATTTTCGGCTTGCGCTTTTATTATTCTAGAGGCTGCTTTAGGCTCGAGCAGTTATTTTTAAAAGACAGCTCTAGCCTATTAGAGTTTAGTTATAAAACTAACGGAAACCTAATAGGCTCGGAAACTGTAACTACGGATAAAACAATAAACCAAAGCAGCGACGCGGCTAGGCTTGAGGGTAATATATTTAAATTCTTGCCAGCGGTAAATAAAACTCAAATAACTATAGACCGCCACACGGTAGACGTAAACGGAACTAAACACACTAGCACAGCCGCGCCACAAATAGACCTAGGCTTTATACCTAACTTACAAGACGATACTCTAGCGCCACTAGCTAACCAGTTATTTATACGTAATAGGGTTACTATATTTTTAGAGGTACCTAGCTCGGTTAGTACTACCTCTATTTACGGTATAGTAAACTTTGATATATCCGTAACGGACGGCACTACTACCCACTACTTAAAAAGGGAAATAGTTACTCTAGGCTCTTCTTTTGGCTTAGGTATAATGGAATGGACCACTACCCAAGCGGGAAGCGGTTATAAAAAGGTTTTAACTACCTTCAAAGAAAATGCAGACCAAAGTATAACCGCTAGTAATGTTATACTAACGCCCCCGCTTCCTATAAGCGGCGAAGTTAGTATAAATACTAATTTAGTAGGGTTTATAGATATTACTAATACTACTTACACTTTAGCAGGAACTAGTAGCGCCTCTTACGAGGTAGAATTTATAGACGTAAGAACTACTAACCAAGATATTTTAAGCCAAGCTACTACGACGGTACAAGCTACTACAACTAATACTAATATAGACAGCGGGCTTATATACGATTTAGGAACTACTAAACTATTTGACGCTTTAGGCGAAAGAGGCTCACTTTATGAGCGCAACGCTTCAACCCTTGTACAAACACCTACGACGGGCTGGAGAGAGGGCAATAGCGGCAGCTATCGAAAAATACAAAACCTCGTAACTAGTGAATTTTTACGGTTAATGAATAAGCCTATAGAGCTTTATGAAGGGGATATTTTTAGCAGTCACGATTTTAAAGACCGTTTAGTATTCGACTCGGGTAACTGGGTACAGCTTAGCGGTACCTTTAATGGTAATTTAGATACTTGGTCCGGCACTTGGTATAAGATAAGTAAAGAAACTATTACTATAGCTGTGGTAGACGATACCAATACTACAGCAAGCTTTTCTATAGGCTCTTCTTCTTTAGACGGTAGCGTATCAGTAGATAAAGCTAATATATTAGAAGCTGAGGTTACGGGCCTAGACGTTTTCGGAACGGTAAAAACGAGCGGAGCCGTAACGACTAGTATAAATAGTATAGCCGCTAGCGCAGGGGGCAGTACTACCCTAACTAATTTTAACTATATGAATTTTATTAGTTATAGCGGGGGTAATGGTACGCACACTATAAACCTCCCAGCGTCTACAGACGGAGCCTTTTTAAGGTTTAAAACTGACGAAACTATAACGGCTAATAAAAATATAACGCTAGACCCTAACGGCAGCGAAACTATAGACGGCGAAGGTACCTATAGTATGAATAGAGCCTACGACGGCGTAAGCTTACTAGGTAAGGATAGTAAGTGGTTTATAATACAGAAAAAAGAGAAATAATAAAATGAATAAAGCTACATATTTTTACCTACTACGTAGAGGCTTTTTTAGCGGGGGCGGCGCAGAGGGTAAACTAGTAAACGATTTTAAATCCCGCGTAATAGGAGACGGCGGCACGTTTGAGAATGCAGAATGTATGCGAAACGACGTACGCTTTTTATTAAATAACCCTTAAGAGATTTTAGAAAATGAGTTTTTTTGACGATGCAGGCTTAGTAATGCTTCCTAATGGAGTAAAAGACGATAAGCTATATAGTATAAAACCAACGGACGGCAGCGGCGATTTTACCTTTAGCCGCGACGGGTCCGGAGCTAGTAAAGCCACTAGAGTAAATAGCAGCAACCTTATAGAGAAAGGGCGCACTAATCTAATTAAAAAGAGTAACGCTTTTAGCTCTAGCCCTTGGACCCTTTCAAGTGGGGAAACCGTAAACCAAAACGCCGAAGGCTTCGACGGTACAGCTAACCAAGCTTGGACCTTTACAAAAAATGACGAATTCGGTAAAATTACAGCTAGCAGCTTAAGCCATACGGGTATAAATACTTTTAGTATATATGCTAAGGCAGGCACTATAGATGAGCTAGCGCTAAGGTTTACCGTAGGGGGCAGTAATATAATAGTAAAGTATAATTTAAACGACGGCTCGCTAACTTCAGCTAACGCCGCTTTTATATCTACCCCAGCAGGCGTAAGCGCTGGTAATGGTTTTTTTAGATTTGCGGTAAGTATGAACGGCTCTATAACGGAGCTACAAATAAGAAGCGAGCCAGCCGAAGCTGCGGGCTCGATTATTATACAAAACACACAGCTAGAGCCCGGGTTAGCAGCCTCGGCCTATATAGATAATACAAGCGCTACAGCAAACGCTACAGCAGGACTTTTAGGAGATATGCCAAGGCTAGACTATACGGGCGGCGCTTCGTGCCCTTCTTTACTTATGGAGCCAGCTAGAGAGAATAAGCTAACCCATAGCGAATACTTCGGAGCTTGGACCGCTCAAAGTGGTATAACAGTAACTACTAATACGAGCGAAACGCTAAGCCCCGAAGGTTTAAATAATGCTGCTAAAATTGTTTCTAGCGACTCTACTAAAGGCTTCTTTTTAGCTGGCTTAAGTATTACTAACCCAGCCTCTAGAACTATATATTTAAAAGGTGCCTCGGGCGGGGAAACGCTAGACCTAAAAGACGCTAGCGGGAACGGAGGCAGCACGGCAGTAACTTTAACTACCGACTGGGTACGCTATGAACATAAAACCACTAATACGGGCGATACTTATACGGGTTTATTTGTGGACAATATAGCAAGCGGCGCTACTATTTACGCTTATGGAGCTCAATTTGAGCAGCACCCTACTAGCAATGCAGAAGAGGCTAACGCTACCTCATATATACCCACGCAAGGCGCAGCCGTTACAAGAGCTTTAGATGCTACGAGTACTTTAACTTTAGACGATAACTTTAACAGCGTTACCTTCTTTATAGAGGCAACTATGAGCGACGTAGTAAGGGACGCTTCTACGGATAATATAACCCTGCAAAGGCAGACGGGAACTAATGGGCTACTAGCTATTTTTAGAGATAATGCAACTACAAAAAGAAGAGCTGTACTAAACGCTCGTAACAAATCAGCCTCAAATAGTATACTTAGCGAAGTATCAGCAGATTTAGTAAAGGTAGCGTTTAGCTTTGATAGCTCAGATGGTAGCCTAAAAGCTTTTGTAAATGGCAGCAGTATAGCAAGCGTTACCGATACGGATTACGACGAATTTACTAAGTTTACATTAAGCGGCCAAGGGGGTAAAATGCTTTTACACCAGCTCGTTAGTATTAATAAGGTATTTACTACAGCGGAGCTACAAACTTTAACTACATTATAAATAGCGGAAAAGATGAATACTGCAGATTTAAAAGTATATTTAATGAACGCCGCTACTATGGCTATAAGTTTTAGTAACTTAGAAGCTACGCTAAAAATAGTACTGTTATTAGTTTCTATAGCGTATACGGGCCAAAGGTGGTATATAATGAATAAAGAAAATAAGTAAATGAACGACAGCTTTAACGACTGGGTAGAAGATTTAGAAAATAAAGAGCAGCCTTGCTGTAATATAGAAAACCCCGAGGACTGCGAAGCCTGCGGCAGCTAAAATAAAATTTATGTTTGAGAGAGTATTTAACAACTGGAGAACTAGCGTACTAGGCGGCTTGCTTATGTGCGCTAGCTTTGCTTTTGTGTTTTGGGAAAAGGCTACGCTAACGGAGGCTGGAGCCTTTCTAGGTGTGGCCTTTACCCTTTTCTTTGTAAGAGACCCTAAAAAGCTTAAGTAATGCGCGTAGAGGCTGGGGTATTACATTTAGAATTTAACGGCCTAGAGGTGGAGGTTCCAGTAGTTTGGGACCTTGAGCAAGGCGGGCCTATCTATGCTATGAAAGAGGACAAAATTTTTTTAACCCTCACCGCTGAAGAGTTAAAGGCGCTTTACGTTATTTATAGAGACTTAGAGCTAAAAGGTAAGGCTAATGATAACTAAACTAAATAGAGCCCTTTTAAGGGCTTTTATTTTATTCGGTGGTATGTTACCACTACTTACGGGCTGTAATGCTCTTAGAAACGCTGTAACACCTCTTAAAACGGAAACCACTATAATAGATACTATAGTAGTAGAAGAGGTAAGGGTAGATACCATAGCTATAACTTTGCCAGTAGATACCATAGTAATAGAAAACGAGCGCTTGAGCGCTAAGGTTATACGGTCCTACGATACTATAAGGCTAGACGTAGAATGTAAAGCAGATACCGTTATAGTAACTAAGACTATAGAGCTCCCCACAAAAGTAAAGACAGTTACGCGCCTGCCTTGGTGGTTTAATCCAGCTTTAGTTATAGCAGCCGTCCTAATTGGGCTTACTATTGTGCGCCAATTATTCCGGCGCTAGCTTCTACTTTTTTTCTTTTCTTGATTTTCTTTTTTTGCTTAACGTAAACTACGTTACGTTATACTAGCGTAGATACCTAGCGATAGCTAAAGGTAGCTACGCTAGTATATCTATGTAACTACGTTACGGAGTAAAAAAAAGTAAATATAATTTACTTACGCAAGAATTATTTTATTTTTTTTTTGCTCTATGATGTTGAAGCTTTTAAAGGTGGGGGTATATTCATAAGGCAGGGAATTTATAGTAAATTTTTTTTCTTGCCGGAGGCCAGTATTTATAAGGGCTGCGGCGTATGCTATGATAAAAAACTAAACTTTTTTGCTTTTTTATTTGGTGGTATGAAAATAAAGGCCGTATATTAGCCTCAACAAACAACAACAAATAACTATTATTATGAACGCTACAGCAATATTTAACACAACAGAAAAAATCAACTGGGTAAACAGCTTAAGAACTTTGTTTTTAGAAGCTAAAGGTAAAGAGCTAGAAAAGCTTA